ACCCGACACGCCACCCACTCTAAACGACTACATTGAGGATCTAACCACAAAGGCTACTGCACGTATCAATCAAAAGATTCGTGCAAGTAGCCAGTGGAGAGATTATTTAGGTTACGTTGGTGCTGATTATGATATTAATAATATCCCAACATTCAATCCTAACCTAATACTTGCTCGCAAGAGTGACTTCACTGACATGTGCACCTACTATACTCTCAAAGAATACCTTCTACCACGTGTGGCAGACTTTGGTAATCCAGAGAGTGCAGAAGTTCAAAAGATTGAGTATTACAGCAAAAAGTTTGATGACTTGTTCACTGAACTGCTAGCAATGCTTGATTGGTATGACTATGATGCTAGTGGCGCACTAGATGACAGTGACCGTTTAGTTCGCGTAAGTCTAACAAGACGCACACGTGGACGCAAGAATGTAGTGAGAGTTAGATAATGGCATTTAGAGACACATTATTAGCAAACCTAGCAGTAGCACTAGCACCTCATACGGTTAGTGTTAGCAGTGAACTTCCGTTCACTGCCGCTGGGGTTGCGCTCTACGATAAGAATATGAAAAAATTATATTTGGACGCAGATCGCAACGACACAACAGAATTGTTTTCCACATTGGACAACAATGATGTGTGGCAACAGGAAATAACTGTATTAGGTTACTTGACTGTTGATGCTAAGAATCAGCCTACTGATATTGACACAGTCATTGGACATGTTATTAACAGTAGACTCAGTGTTGCTGATTGCTACTTACGTGAGTGTAGTGTAACCAATGACTATGCTGAAGACCGTAACACTTATACATTTGAATTTAGATTTTTAACCATTTAACCAAGGAGAAACCAAAATGGCATATATTGCAGTAAACAGCACAGCAAATTTCGTGCGTTTAGACCTCAATGCCGATGGTATCGACTATAGTTCTAACGTTGACGTTGCTTTTGAAGGCAGTGGTCTTGCAAACGTGTTAACTGTTCCTGCACTACAGGAAGTTACCGTTAACGCAACACCAGGCACATTCAACTGGCAGCAGTTAGACAGCCTTAGTGAACAAGTTGTTACAACACCTAGCACAAACAGCATTGCTGTTACACTAGTGTTGGATCCAACAACATTCTTTGGCAACGTCGGTGCTACACAAGGCATTTTCACAACTGTGAACAATAAGACAGAAACATATTTCCGTCTATATTGGCAGGGTGACGACGCAGGTGACAGATACGTTCAAGGCCGCGGCTACTTATCAGCCCTAGCCCCAACTGTATCACCAGGTGCACCGGTATGGACCAGCCCACTAGAAATTCTAGTAACTGGTAACTACGTAGTCGGAACAGTGTAATTAAACTGAGGGGTTGTGGCAACGCAGCCCCTCTTTTTACAGGAGCCTAAGATGAAAGCAACAACTATTGAATATATCCGTGAACACAGCAAAAGTGGTGTGTGGACTGGTCCATACATTGATGGTGTAGCCGTGGTTAGATACCAAGGTAAAGATCAACCAGTTGAACCATTTTTAAAGCATATGGGTATAAAATTAACAAAAACAAATAAATATACAGTGAGAGAAGAAAATGCAGGTATGGGAGAAATTAAGTCTTCAGGAGATACTGGAGACATTGGAAATGGAATTAGCCAAAGCCAAGAGTGAAATGCTTTGCGCTGAAACTGACCTACGTAAGGTCAAAGGTAGGATGGCTTTTATACTAACAGCCATACATAATTTAAAACAAAGACAGGATATGAAGATATGAAACTAAGTCAACTAGCAGCAAAACCCACACTAATCAAACTAGAACTCAATGATGAGGACACCATTAAAGAATATGGTGAGCCCCTTGAGTTTTGGATCTATGACCGTCAGCCAATTGATACGTATGTGCGTATGGCCACTGTGGGAGAAAATGCACCAGGTGAAATGATTAAGATGATCAATAACATGGTGATGGACGAAGAAGGTGAAATTATTGCCAAAGATGGAATGGTCTTTCCAGGCAAAGTAATGACAAGAATTTTAACTAAGGTGGTTGAAACGCTGGGAAACTAACCAGCGAGCATCTGCCTGAAGGCTGTGTAGAACTAACATTGGTATTGACCATTGATGCACTGGGAAAACGTTATGGTATGTTACCCAGTGAGATAATGACAAGAGGTAGCACGTGGGATATTTTCATTATGGATGCAGCATTAAGTTATGAACACCATAAAAATGATGAGCATATGAAAAAACACAGCAAGCAACCAGTGGTAGCAGAAAGCAAGCCTTTAACAGACGAGAGTATGTTGGCTGCACTAAAGAAGTTTAAAGAAGAGAAAGATGGCTAAAGTAACATTTACAGTTAAGGATGGTGATGTGTTAGACATGTTCAATGAGAACATTCGCAACCTCACACCTCGACTGTTAGATGATACTTACAGATTCTTTGTCAAAGCAACTCCTATTCGCAGTGGCAATGCTCGCAGAAATACAACATTAGACAAGCAAAATCAAGTAATTGAAGCAGACTATCCATATGCCGGCAGATTAAATCGTGGGTGGAGTAAGCAAGCACCGGATGGAATGGTTGAACCAACCATTGAATACATGCGTCAAAGTGTTAGCAAAAACCTAAAAGGTAGGAAAAAGGTGTAAGCCATGGCAGAAAGTATTAGAGTCACACTAGAAGTTGACAATAGACAGTATATTGCAGACCTTAAGGCTGCTAGCACTGCTACCAAACAGTTGGGCAAGGATGCTGAACTGGGCGCAAAGCAAGCAGAAAGTGCATTTAATCGTTTAAGCAATAGCAGTAAAATATTAAATGACAAATTTACAGCCTTAAAAGGTTTACTACTAGGCGCAGCCTTTGTAGGATTTGCACGTAATGCTGCCATGGCATCAGATGCAATTGTTGACCTAAGTGCTGCCACAGATATCAGTGTTGCTAAAATTATTGAATTACGCAATGCACTACAACAAAGTGGTGGTGATGCTAGCAACGCTGGCCGTTTTGTTACAGAATTTTATAAGAGCATCGAAGAAGCCGCCGGCGGCAGTGACAAAGCACAGCAAGCATTTGCTAAAGTTGGGGTATCGCTACAAGAATTAGCAACACTAAGTGCAGATCAATTGTTTGAACAAACGCTGCAAGGTCTAGCAAAGATTGAAGATCCTGCTACACGTGCTGCAATTGCTATTCAAATGTTTGGTAAGGGCATGATGGGTGTTTCAGCACAAGACCTTATCTCACAGTTAGACGCACTGCGTGGCAAATATGATGACCAAGCACAAGGCGCAATTGAAGCCGCAAGAATGATTGACGAATATAATCTTGCAATGGCAAATTTACAAATTGCATTCTTGCAGACTATTTCACCTCTTACACAGTTAATCAATAAGATGACTGAAAATGGCACTACCATCGATGAATTAATTCCAAAACTTCGTGTTCTTGCTGTAGTAGTTGCCGGTCTAGCCAGCGCAGCAGGTTTCTTAGCCATTGTTCGCGTGGTTGGTATGCTAGGTCGAGGCCTAGGTGCAATTATGGGCTTGTTTAGTCGCTTCAGTAGTGTGCTAAAGTCATGGGGTGCTACTATTAGTAGAATATTCGGAGCCAATAGCCCTGTGATGAGGGCATTGCGTGCCGTTGCAGCAGTGGCTGGTGCAGTAGTTGGTGGTGTTGCTACAGCAATGGGTCTTGGTGGAGATGGTGGAGCAGAAGAAGGCGCTGCTGAACCTAGACAACCAGCAGCAACTTCTAGAATAATTCAACCTGGTGCAGAATCTAGACGTTCTGCCCAAGAAGCCCAACGTGCTGAAGACGAAGCCAAACGCAGACGTCAAGCAGTAGAAACAATTCAACGTCAAGCACAAGCATATAGAGACAACACTGAAGAAGCAAGAAGAAACTTGCAAGTTGGCTATGATATGATCGGCATGAGCGATGAATTAGTTAAAGTTCAAGAAGCCGGCACACGTGTAACAGAAGCAGCCACACGTGAAATTGAAAGGCTGCAAGAACAAAGACTGCGCCTAACCTATGAAGAAAACAGCGCAGAACAGATTGCTGCTATTGACGCTGCTATTGAAGCAATACAGCGACAAACTGCCGCAGACCGTGCAGCCACAGAAGAAATAGTTCGCAATGGTGAACGTCGCAAACTAGCCTATGAAACAGAAATGGCTGCACGTAGAAGCATTATGGATATTGTTAGTGGTGGCACAGAGTTCCGCACACAACTTGCACAACAGCAACAACTTGCTGATGCAGAGAATGAACTAGTTCGTAGAAAACTAGAAATGCAGTTTGAAATGGAACGTGCAAATCAACAAGCATTGCTCGAACTACGCAAGAAGTATGTTGGACAAGAAATTCCAGCAGTTGAATTAGCCGCACTAGAACAAATCCGTGCGGCACGTCAACAAGAATTAGAACTTAACCAACGTGCGTTAACTGAAGATTTTGATCGCAGACGCACATTTATCTATGGTTGGACTGAGGCAGCAAGGAAAGCAATTAACCAATTGCAAGAAACTGTAGCCGACCAAGGCGCATATGCACAGCGTATCTTTGACACAATCAGTCAAGGCTTTACCAACAGCATTATGAAGTTTGTTGAAACAGGCAAACTAAGTTTCAAAGACTTGTTCAAGAGTCTAATGGCAGAAATTATCAAGATGCAGATGAACAAATTGTTCCTAAGTATCTTTGGTAAGGGCGGTCCAATTGGCAGCGTATTTGCTGGCTTGTTTGCTGAAGGTGGTAGCATTCCAAGTGGCAAGTATGGTATCGTTGGTGAACGCGGTCCAGAACTAATTCGCGGTCCAGCAAGCGTAATTGGCACAGATCAAACTGCACAATTAATGAATGGCGCTGGTGGTGCTAGCATCACACAAGTAACATATAATATTCAAGCCGTTGATAGCAGAAGTTTCAAAGACTTAGTAGCAAGCGATCCAGCGTTTATCTACAACGTAACACGTGCTGGTGCTAGGAGAATTCCAAGATGAGTTTACAAACAATAATTGATAAATCAAGCAGCATTGTTATTGACAAACGCAAAGTAACTAGCAGTGTGCTAACACGCAGCGGTGTGCTACGCACAACTGCATTTTTAGGACACCAACCTTACTTTTTTACTGTTAATTTTAGTGCTAGTTTAAAATACAGCACCAACAGAGACTTGCTAGAAGATCTTGATAGATTGGATCGCGTTAATGAAGAAACCATTGACATTGGCACTACCAATACTAATTTAAGTTACATTACACGCTATCAAGGCAATGCCAGTAACGCAAGTTTATCCAGCATTACAGTTAACAACGTTGCTGACTTTGGTAACTTATATCTAAACTGTAGCAGTGTTACCGGATCAACAGGTTTCCTATTTAAGAAGGGTGACTTTATTCAACCCAAAGGTAACAGCAATGTGTATCGTTATACATATCAAATTACCAATGATATATTATTAAGCAGTGCTGCTGGCAATGGTAACGTTGCAGTGCCAGTGCATCGCAGATTATTTGAACAACCAGGACAAAACTATTATGGCGGTGGTATCAAAGTTGGTTCACAAGTAACTTGGCCAGTTAAGATGTTACAAAAACCCAACTACACAATTCTACCCTATGATAGAGTTGTGTTTGATGGTGAGTTCCAATTAGTTGAAGTTATGCAGGATTTCGTTTCATGACAACACCAATAAGTCAAGTAGAAGATACAAACTATGTTCAACATTGTTTGTTAGTAGTATTACAGTTAGATGATGTAACTTATTATCTAACTACTAACCGTCGACCACTCAATTTTGGTGGCAACAGTTATAATGCATTAGGTTGGTTACTACAAGTAAGTGAAATACAAAGTGATTTAAAAACTAACAATGCTGATCTAAGCATTGCACTTAGTGGTGTGCCTGAAGATTTAATTAGCACGGTATTGACTGCACCTATTAAAGGTGGTTTTGTAGGAGTTGCACGTGCATTTCAAAAAGGTGGAGATATTCAAGCATATCCACGTTACACTGGTATTATCACAAACTTTGCAATTGAAGAACAAGACGATTACCTAGCACGTGATAGAACTTATACTGTTACAATTACTTGTGCAAACATCAACACATTGATGGAAAACACAGTTAGTGGACAAAGAACCAATGGCAGTGACCGTAAGAAATACTTTCCAGGTGATATAAGTTTTGATCGTTGTAAAGATTTACAAAACGTAAACTTTGACTTTGGTAAGAAATATACTGGCGGTAGTGGTTATAGCGGAAGTTATAGTCCAACTGGTCCTGGCTTTTATCCTGGTTTCCGTCCAGGTGAAGATTTTAACTTTAATTTGCCATAAGGATGTAGATATGATTAGACGTGCAGGTGTAGACGATATAGATAGAATTATCGAGTTGTTGGAAAATTTTGCCAATGCTGCTCCAGTAGAATTTTATCATAAACCCAAATACAACACGCAACATGTGGTTCGTCAATTAGGTGAAATACACAAGGCAGGTGTAATACTAGTAGGCGAAGTAGATGGAGTAGTAGAAGGAATGATTATTGCAAAAAGTTGCAATGATCCATGGCTACCACAGATTAAGATTATGCGTGAAATGGCTTGGTGGGTAGAACCCAAACACCGCATGGGAACACTAGGTTACAGATTGTTAAAAGAATATCAAAGTATTGGTAAAGATTTAGTAGAAAAGAAAAAAATTACAGCCTTTACAATTACAACATTAACAGAAAGTCCAATCAATGACATGAGTCGATGGGGTTGGCGACCAATTGAACAAAATTACGTGTATGAGGAGGTAGCATAATATGGCAGTGTTTACAGCAATTGCCACAGCAATCGTAGGTGCTATTGGTATTACCGGCACGCTGGCTACCATTGCCACTGCATTCGTAGCCACAGGACTTGCAATCGGCACAGCAAAGATTCTAGGTGTAATGGATGCACCAAAGGCTGGTGAAGATCCGGGTGTTAAAGTTCAGTTACCTCCTGCAACAGACAATAAAGTTCCGCGACTGTATGGGCGTAACTTTACTGGTGGCACTATCATTGACGCAGAGATTAAGAATCAAAACAAAACAATGGCATACTGCCTTGTGCTCAGTGAGATGAGCGACATTTATGCAGAGACATGGACAGTGAATGACATTTTCCGCGGTGACGTAGAATTAAACTTTGGTGGTGGTTATAGTGTGGTAAGCACATTTGACCCAAACGCAACAGCATCTACAGCACAAGCAGGTAAAATTCGTGTGCGTGTTTATGCTGGTGGTAGTGGCAGTGCTAATCAAATCTTTCCAACCACAGGCAAAGTAAATGCTTATGGTGGCACCGATACTAGTAAAACCTGTCAGTTTAAAAACTGGAGTGCTAGTAATACAATGAGCAAACTGGTGTTTGCTATTGTTGAAATTGATTATGATGCAGAAAATGACCTAGTTGGACTTGGTGCATTTACATTTGATATTCAAACAAACTTAAGAGTTCCATCATCATGTTTAGTAGATTATCTAAATAATGAACGTTATGGTATGGGCAACGTTAACTTTCCAGTTAGCGTAAGTGGCAACACTATTACTACCTATAATTTAGACAGCACAAGTTTAAACAGATGGGCTACACATTCAATTACTAATAATGTGTATATTAATGGTGGCTTAAGCACCTTTGATCCAATTAAATCAAACTTAAACAAAATTTTAATGAGTGGTGCTGCGTTCTTTACTTACAATAATAAAACAGGTTCATTTGCTGTAGTAGTAAACGAAGCAGCCAATGCCGGAGTCAAAGCAAATGCATTTGTTCTCAGTGATGACAATTTAGTAGGTGCGCTAGGTGTAACCAGCACAGATTTGTTCAGCATGTATAATCAAATGGAAGTTGAATTTCCCAGTGTTATACAAAAAGATCAAACAGATACAGTATTTCTAGAAGTTCCTTCTGCACAACGTAATATTAGAGAACCAGATAACAAATTAAATGTGCGATTTGAATTAACCAATGACCGACAAGTTGCAATTAACCTTGCTAACATTGACCTACGTCAAGGACGTTACACCACAGTAGTAACTGCTAAAGGTGATTTTACAACTTATCCATTAGATGTAGGTGATATTGTAAAATTAAACAATGACACATATGGTTATGAGGATAAATTGTTCCGCGTAATGCAAACCAAAGAAGTTGAAACTACTGACAGTATGCTTTACAATGAATTAGTATTGTTAGAATATGATGACAGCATTTACACTTGGACTACAGAAAGTCCTAGTGCTAATATCAACCCTAGCGGTATCTCAGGTTTCTTTAACTTGAATACATTGAATTCACCAATCATTGGTAATGTGTATATTGTTGACAATCCCAAAGCAAACGCAAACATTTTTGATGAATTTGGCGATCCTGTTAGCGCAAACGTAAGCATTGACGCAATCTTAACCACAGCAAACAGCACATTGGCAAATACAAATCCAATTATTGCGTTCCCATTCTACGTGCCTGCAAACACAACATATGATGTATTACAGGTTGCATATTCTGATGTAAATAACGTGTCAAACACACAGACTGCTGTTAGAGTTGTAGATCAAATTACACCTCCAAATAATGAAAGCGTGTTTATACCAAATAGAACATATTGGTATACCAGCGATGTAATTAATAGATTTACAAACCTTAACGGTGGCAGTGAATATGTATTTGATATTAGATTTAAGAATACATTAGAAACAACACCAATTGTAAGTAATGATGCATTCTATCCATGGTCAATACCAATCAATACACGTGAAACAATCTTTAACAAAGAAATGGCCACATATGGTGCTGGCACACAGTTAGATACCAGCGGACAAACTACCACAGGCGAAATACCCAGTGGCACAACATTCATTGACGTAACAGATCCAGTGCCTTATGTAACAACTGGTATTGAACCAACAACATATAGATTAATGGGATCAGGCACACCTAGTGGTGAGTATGAAGATGCTAATGGCTTAATTACCTATGACCTAGGATTTGGTGCAGTGGCTAATGTAACATTCGCAAATGCTACTAGCAGCACCAATGTTATCTTTGATGACAGTGGAACCAATGGTGTAGGGTTATCTGGTGTTCCACCACTGGTAATGTATGACAGCAATGATATTAACCTAGATCCTGCAACACTAAGTTTAGAAATACCAACAGTAAAAGCAGACATGAAACCAGTTGCAGCAGAACTAATTGCACAAGGTTACAGCACATTAGGTAACACTGTGATTGACAGAGGATTCTTTAACGTATCACTGGAACTAACAAAGATTACACGCAGTGAGGTTCAACCATAATGTATAGAATACTTTATAACAAAACCACAGGTTATATTGCTAATTGTAAACTTATGACTGAAGGGCAATTGGCACTATATCTAAAATCAAATCCTCAAAATGATTACCTAGATGGCAGCATTGCTACACGCGACGTCAAAGACTTTTGGGTTGATCCACAAACAAAGATGATAGGCCCAAAACCTAAAAAAGCCATTAACATTGCTGACTACATAAGAACAAAGCGTGTTGCTGCACTAGCAGAAACTGATTGGACACAATTGCCAGATAGTCCTCTATCACAGGAAATGCGTGAAGCATATGCAGCGTATAGACAAGCCTGGAGAGATTTGCCAGAGCAACATAGCACAATAAATAACATTGCAGATATACAGTGGCCCATAAAGCCTTAAGGAGAAGATATGAGATATCACATTTATGTAAGTTTTAGACATCCTAAATTCCAAGTTAAGCAGCATTTCTATGCTGTCGATAGAGAAAGTGTAATGGCGCAGATTGATGATTACATGCTTAAGAGCACAGCCAGCAGTTACACAATCATTGATGAAGGAGAAGTAGCATGACAGAACAAACAAATACACCAACAGAATTAGATCCCGTTGAACAAAACCGTCTTGCAATGCTTGAAGAAGCACGTCGCTTATTAGCAGACGCAGAAAGACCTTTGTTTGAAAATGCACCTCCACCATTTTCAGTTTTTAACAATCAAATCGAGCAGCAATGAGTAGATACAATAAATTTGGCTTTTACAAAAACAAGTATAGCGTAGGACAGTTAAGTGGTTATACCAACACCTATCCTAAATATCCTTCGTTGCCAGATTCAACAAAATTCTTTGAATTTATGCGTGGCGGCTTTACACGCAACAGTGCGCCAGTGGCGAACGTTGACGTAGTAAGCATCGCACCATTAAACAATAGAAATACATTAATATACAATAACGGTTTCTTATTGCCAGATGGTAATGTAGCATTTCATTCATATGGTGCATCAATTGGCGGTAATACAACAATTTCAAAATACAATGCAGAAACAAATAGTTTTTCAATTGTAACTACTTCATTTCCTGTTTCTGGGGATTTATACAAATCAGGCACTATGTGTCGTGATGGCAAATTTAGATTGTATATTGGTGATCAAAGCACTTTAAAATATAATAAAGTATTAGAAGTAAACACTACTACACTTGCAATTACAGAAAAAAGCGTGCCTGCATATGATAGCACAAGTAAACAAATTAATTTGTATAATCCTTCACAATTAGATTATACATTGTGGCATACAAATTTACTTGCACCTAAACTAACTAATAATTTTAGTAATATCAATTTTGGATATTTTTGGTTACACGATTTAAACGCAAATACATTTACAAGAACAAATGCAGTTTATGATGGTAGAACCACAGTTCAATTACCTCAAGCAGATAATGTTAATATGGTTCAGCATCCTGTAAATGGTAATGTATACATCATTCCGGGTGAAGGATTTGTTCGCAATGGTGAAAGAAGCAGCGGTATCAACCCTAATGGTTATGATCCACGTGTTATTGTTGAGATCAATCCTTTTGTGAATACTGCTAGAAGATTTACACCTAATGGTGCAAATTTAAGTGTAAATAATCCTACACAGATTGGCCAATTAACTGCTTACACAGAAAGTTTATTTGGATCGACAGCATTAGGTGTTGATGGTAATATCTATTGTTTCCCAGGTGTATGTAG